CTGAAGATGTTGATAATAAAGTAACTGATTTCACAACAATAAACGATACTTTATACCCAACTACTCAAGCAGTTGACACTTATATAACAGCGGTTGTTCCTGACTTAGTAGATACGTTTATTGATGGCTTAGTAGCTCAAGACTTACAACAAGTTACGACGGAAGGTAATACAACTACTGATAACATTGCATTTACGGGCACCGTTGGTGTTTTATTTGATAATACATCTACATTAAGAAAGGGAACAATTGATGCTGGCAATGGCGGTGCAAAAGGTATTGCACAGATTTGCTCTGTTGGTTATGAGTTAAAGTGGGAAGCTGGTAGGCTTTACGTAATGGGTGATGGTGGCACAACTATTAGAGAGGTATCTCACAATTTCACAACTACTCCAGGAGCAACGGATGATATTGCGAAGGGTTTTGTTATTGGATCACGTTGGATATTAGACAACGGAAACTTATACATTTGCACAGATGCAACGGAGTCAACTGCTGTATGGGTGTTACAAACTATTGATGCAGTTCCAACAGATGGAAGCACTAAGGCGGTAGAATCTAACGGAGTATTTGACGCTTTAGCTTTGAAAGTTGACACAGTTGTAGGAAGTAGATTAATAACAAGTGCTGAAAGTACATTGTTAGGAAATACAAGCGGTACAAATACAGGAGACCAAACATTCCTTAACGCAAGAGTTCAAAGCGTAACAAGTTCGGCAACAGTTACACCTATTTCAACAAATGATTTAGTTGTAATTACCGCTCAGGCAGTTGGTTTAACTTTGGCAAATCCAACGGGAACATTTACAGAGGGTCAAGCGTTAATGATTAGAATTAAAGATAACGCAACTGCTCGAACTATTGCATTTGATACTAATTACAGAGCTATAGGAGTGACTTTGCCAACTACAACGGTAATAAGTAAGACATTGTACTTAGGAATAATTTACAATTCAACAGATAGCAAATGGGATATTGTTGGATATAATCTTCAAGCATAATGTACTACGGACTAATAAATAGTATGAATAGGGCAGTTGTATCTAGTTACACAACTAGAACTACAGCTTTCGCAACTGCAACAGGAATTACTGACGTAACTATTTTAGGAGCTTTAAACACTTTTGATTTAGGGTTGATTAGCAACGGTTTAGATACTAAAATGAAGGCGTTATATCCTTTAGTTGGTGGAACTGCGAGTACCCATAAGTATAATTTCATGGATGCCAGAGATTTAGATGCTGCATTTAGGTTGCAATTTAATGGGGGATGGGTTCATGATTCAAATGGTGTTAAAGGAAATGGAACGAATACTTATATGGATACTTTTTTTAATAATAAATTTAATTTTATTGACTTCTTTAAATCAGGTATAGGGATTTATTCGAGAACTAATGAAACTGGTTTATTTATAGAAGGTAATGTAAGTGATGGAGGGGTAAGTAATACTTGTAATTTTCTTTTATATCCTAAATATTCAACTCTTGGATTAATATTTGAAACTCAAAATGGTGCTATTGGTGCCGTAACAGATTCATTCGGATTATCAACAGGTAGTAGCATTAATTCTTCAACTAAAAGTGTTTATAAAAACGGAGTAAAAATAGGTACGGATACAACTTTGTTAACGCAAACACCTGCTAATAAAAAAATATCTTTGGGGGGTGCTACAACTGGAGGGGGTGTTGGTTATATCGGTAATAAACAATATGCTTTATCTTTTATTTCGGAAGGAATGACAGATTCAGACCAAACAAACCTATACACATTAACACAAGCTTTACAAACAACTTTATCTAGACAAGTATGATAGCAATTGTAACAACAGAACAGAAAAATATCTTAGTAGGAAAACAATTTGAAACAGATAGTTTTTTCAATCCAATTTTAGACTTAAATGATAACTATGTAATATCAGAAATTGAGTATTACTATTGTCTAGGTCTATGGTATTTAGACGAATGCCCGACAGAACTAATTTTCATTAAAGATTTATCTTTGAGTGTTTACGAACCAAAAATAGTTGAAAATCCTTTAATGTAATGAACAATATTAAATCAATCCTAGCAGAATTACGCAAAATGAAAAATATAGCTCTAATCCTTCTATTCGTTGGGTTAGTGCTTTATTCATACCAACCCTTAATAACTAAGGTAGTTGAAAAAAAGATTAGCGACCCTGTAAAGGAGGACATTAATAACAACGTACTAATTCAGCAGATGTTAAACAATTTGATGCTTAAATATAAAGCTGATAGAGGTTATATTTTTCAATTTCATAATACAATTAAATATTATGATGGTAGTCATCGTAACCATCAATCAATGACATTTGAAGTATGTTCAAACGGTGTAAGTAGAGAGGCTCAATATTTACAAAATTTAGCGGTTAGTCTATATCCTGTATTTTTACAAGACGTATTGCTAGATAGGATGAATTATAACGATATTGATGAAATAAAAGAAGAAGCGACAAAGATAAATTTAAAAAATCAAGGTATTAAATCAATTTATATAACACCTTATTTTAAAAATGGTAAATTTGTAGCTTATATCGGTATTGACTTTGTGAAAAAAGCAAATGAAACACAAATAAATAAACAGGAATTTAAAGGGATTGCAAACGAAATAGGTAACACATTAATGATATGAGAGAACTTAAAAAAAGATGGAATAGCGAAACTCCGCATTTCTTCAAGAAAGTGATTAACTTCGGTATAATAGTTGGAATAATTGGAACGGGTCTAATTACTTTACCTGCAACGGCAACAATCGGAGCAGTATTAATTACGGTTGGAAGTACTGCTACTGCAATTGCTAAACTAACTAAAATATGAAAACTAGCCAAAACGGAATTGATTTAATCAAAAAATTTGAAGGATGCAGCTTAAAGGCGTATAAATGTCCTGCAAACGTGTCAACTATTGGTTATGGTCAAACTTTCTATTTAGATGGTAGCAAAGTTAAAATGGGCGATGTAATCACGCAGAAACAAGCCGAAAGTTTATTAGTAACTCTTTTGCCTAAATATGAAAAGACTGTCTTAAATAGCGTTAAAGTGCCGTTAAATCAAAATCAGTTTGATGCCTTAGTTTCGTTCTGTTGGAACTGTGGGAGTTCTAAGACGTTATTTAAAATGATCAATGAAAAATTTAGCGATGCTAATATAGTAGGCTGGTGGGTATCTCATTATATTATGGGTGGTGGTAAAGTATTAAATGGATTAGTTAGAAGAAGAAAAGAAGAAGCTATATTGTTTATTAATAAATAATAACTACCTTTATAATTCATAATTATTTAGGTTTAGGTTAATAGTTTAGAAGTGAGGTACTTAATAATATCTCACTTTTTTTAATTAAAATAAATTAAATTTACTGTTGTATATTAAAAAAGAATATGTATATTTGTTGAAGATTATTAACTAATAACAAATTATTATGAAAATTACATCAAACAATTCAGCGAGAACATTTACTTTGAGAAACGAAACTGCAAAGTATAGAACTATCCAAATGAGTAAACAAGAATTTGAAAGTGCCAAATATTGGACATCAAATGACTGGAAACAATTTTTAAAAACAGATGAATATTATAAAGTTAAGTAAACAATTATGAAAATTATTATGAAAGCTGGTTTTGAGATCACAGAAGAAATCCAAAACATTGCAAGAGGTTATGATTTCCACACAATGTATATAGACAATTATAGTCAAATGAAAGAAGCTGAAAGTAAGAATGAAGCTATAATGGAAAAGTTGAAAATTTTAAATGTAGAGAAATTATGGAAGTAACAATTGAACATAGAGATTTAAAATTAAGATGTGAAATAATTAAAGATTATCCAACCTTTGAAGATGATATATTAGGATTGCTAGGTGGCTTTACAGTTGAAAGCATAAAGCTGGAAGATAGCGAAGTTGACATCTTAGATTTATTTCACGAAAAATTAGATTACATTAAACTTTTAATATCAGGAAAATTATGAAAATTTACGCAAAAATACACGAAGCTAAAAAAGAAATTGGTGTGGTTAAGAAGAACGCAAAAAATCCCCACTTCAAAAACACGTACGCAGATCTAAACGCTTTAATTGAAGCAGTTGAACCTATACTACTTGAAAAAGGTTTAATCATGTTACAACCGATTAAAGACGGAAAAGTATTCACACAGATTATAGATATAGATACTTTTGAAATGGTAGAAAGTGCAATTGATTTAAGCCCTAATTTAACCGCACAGGCTTTGGGTAGTCAAGTGACCTATTACCGCAGGTACACGTTGCAAAGTCTGATGAGTCTTCAATCTGACGACGATGATGGACAAAAAGCAAGTCAACCACAGCCAATTAGTAAAGAAGTTTTACAAGTTGGTTCATCTAACTTTATCCGTTGCGTAGATGCACTTAAAGAAGGTAAAGGAACGATTGAGCAAATCAAAGCGAAGTATAATGTATCAAATGAAGTAGAACAATTATTAATAGAAAAAAGCAAATAAGATGGAAAATTTACAAAGACAAAGCGTACAGGAAGTTACTAGAACAACGCTACAGGATTATTTTGGAATACTTACAGAAATGGTAAGGAATGGAGAATTAAGTGCTTTAGAACTATACGGAAAAGCTAAAGAGATTGAAAACCTAGCCCAAAAGGTAAAGATTGAAGTACAAATGTTAGCTATCGAAGAAAGTGA